TAACTAGCGTTCCATTACTATAGTAATACTCATTTCCTATATAATCAGGAACGTTTGAATGTATTAAAAGTAATTTGTCTAATTCTTGTAAATTGATTTGAGAGGTAACAGCAGTTAGTGAAATCGCTGTTCCCACATTACTTACCAAATATATCTCAAAATTATTTGAATTGTTAAAATCGGTAACTAAAACATAATCGTCATCTTCCAAATAGTATCCATTATTGTAATACATATCACTGCCAATAATATCATCTACTGAAATACTATCTACGTGATGATCTACTACGAGATTTAATTCTTTTCCGTTGTTGTATAGTTCAATGTTTGGATCAAACTGAATAATTGGTCTTCTGGCAGAAGTTTTTTCATTTATGATAGAACCTATCGTTAAATCATTATATTCAGATGTTGTGCGAATAGAATATATACTATACCATTTGTTAACTCTAGCCCATGCATTTTTATCTTCACTGCTTCTATCAACAACTACATACTCTTTAAGAATGTTTACATAATTACTGTCGTCATAATCCACCGAACCAAATGCAACAGAATCCCATCCATCTACGTATGACATAGGAGTATACGGGACCATACGAGGGAAAACATCTTTGCCACTAGAATTATATTGTTCTATTAATTTTAATTGTCCCGTCCCAATACCTTCTACAAAGTATATTGAATCAACCGAATAATCTCCGCTAGAACTCGTAGCATTTGAACCTACAAATTTAATACGCAGTCCATTGACAAATTCAAGTGTTTTTCCATTTTCTAATACCGGGGTAGTGTATGAATTTAACTTAACAATATTATCAATATCTATCGGATCAGCAACCGTTGCGGTGATTTCACAAACTGGAATTTCTTCTATTAGCCAATGATAATTGAGATGATTGACAAACATGTCGTGATTTATAGGCAAATCTAATATATACTCACGTTCAGCGGTCAAACGGTTCATGTCGCTGGTATCATATCCGTCATTGGTCAGCTTTTTAATGATGTTAATATAAGATGTTATGGTATCAAACCCTTCTCCATCGGATTTAAATCCGTTAACAAATTGGTGATTTTGTCTTAGGGGTGTTGTTTCTTTATTATAGCTATCAGTTTTATAATCAAAATTAGAACCGTCAAGTTTTCCCCAATATGAATCAAAATTTTCAGTCGTACCAGAGCTAAAAAGATTTTCAAGAGTGGTTCCTAGAAATTGCTTGTTTGTAGTTGTTTTGAAAATAGTAGGTAAAAAATCTGTTACATTACGCGATCCTTGGTGTATTTCCGACGTTCCGGATTGTATGTTATTTTCTACTTTTTTTGGGTTTTCAGGCTTCATTTAGTTTGTTCCTCTAAGTCTTAAATTTGTTTCTGTAAAACTATCTACAATATCTACATCTTCTATTGATACGTCTGGTATGAATAATTCGTCTGTTTCTGGAGTTAATTGAAACAAATTCCCAAAAACACTAGATTCTTGAACAGGAACAATTACCACACTGCTTATCACACCCCTTAATATTCCATGAACGTATGCAGAAAGTTCTGTAAAATAAAAAGTTTCTCCAAAGTCCCAATTATTTATATTAAAAAAATCTTGTATAGCAGAGACTATCCTACTCTTTATTTCTCCATCATTGTAGCTTGTTCCTGGAGCTTTAACTACTCGGAATTTTGCCTGATGTTCTATGTCAGCTAACCCACCAAATAGAATTTTGTAACGTCCGCTTCTGTATATTACACTATCACTTATACTCTTTTTTGAATTTATATCTGCAAATTGCATTGAGATTTCGTCCGGAGTTGGGGTAGATGGCATTTGATTTTTGTCTTTATTTGTTGCCAACCACGATCTAAACGTACTATCATACCCAGAGGTGACAACAAAGGTATCAATTATGTTACTTATTGACGGATCAATCCTTTTATCACTTCCTGCAATTCTGGTCCATTTAAATGCCAAATCAGACCTTCCACCCCTGTTTGGGGTTCCAGTTGAGTCATATTCTAGGTATTCATTATATCCGTCATATTTGCGTATGATAGGTATCATATTATTTCCAATGAATTCAGATAGAACGACTGGATTATCAGGATAACCGTCGTTATTTTCATCTTCCAATGACATTATTATCTTATGATCGTCTTGGTGCCCGTCAGTTTCTGCATAGTATCTATATGCAAGAATGTAAAATTCTTTATCTATTGGGGTATTTGAATCTGGATTAGTATTATAAGGTAATATTTTTACTTTATCTTTCTCTGCTTTTTTACTGAGACCATTAATTTTATAATTTTCATTAACATTATAGAATCTGACTGCATTTTCACTACCAAAGACAACTCTGTAATTTCGGGTCAGTATCGTCCATTTTCCTTCAGAATATTCAAACCGTATTATCCAACTGTTATCTAGATTTTGTCCTGAATTGTCGCCCGCATTGACAAGGCTAAATTCATCCTGCATAAGAGGAGTATATTGGTACAAATCTTCTGGATTAATTATTGCCCAAGAACGAGAAAGATTGTTATATCGTAATCCAAAGCTATTTTTATAAGAAAGGTTTTTTATAATATTAATTCTTTCCTCTTCTGTGAAATTCTTAGAATACGCAGGGAATACACGGGTTATATAATATCCATCTGGTATCGTTTTTGAAAGTGCAATACATCCGTTGCCTTTATTGTCCAATCCAGTTGGATACCCAATACTATCCTCAATGCCTAATCCATCATCATAAATAGAAATTGCTCGCGCCCAAATAGGACTTGTTCCATCTGTAAATTCTATGATGGAATTTGGAGTTATATGAGCAAGAACGGTATCCGCCGAATTTGGACCAACACGCTGAATTATGGTTTGATCATTTTCCAATTTAGTAATATAACCAGAACTAGAACTAGGACCATAAGTGACTTGTTGCCACTCGTAAATTGTCGTAACATCACTTTCTATTGGTGAGTAATTCTTGTAATAGAAGTTTAGTATTTCTGGGTCAGAGGATATATTTTTAATATATGAATCAAATATTTGAGAATTACTTAAATTACTACTTATCGGAATAGTAGTCCTACCCAACACGTTCTCAGTGTACATATAACCATCGTCGCTGAATATGTCTACATTTTGATATTCGGCAGTGGGATCATTGAAATCTATAAATTTACTATGTCCACTGTGTGTTCTGTTAATACTTTTTATTTTTACTATATTTGAAGAAACACTTACCGGATATGTTGCGTAATCAGTTGCAGTTATCATTCTATCTTGCGTATTGAAAATTCTGCCAGCTTTGCTTTTGATTGTCTCAAGTGTTTCTCTTGACGCCGCATTTGTCACTGGTTCTTGTAATTCTAGTTCAAAAGAAACAGTATATTGATTATCATCAGAACCGATATAATTCATAGTCAACGTAATTTGACCAACATCATCAGGATTTAATACATATGTTTCGTTTAAACTTGTTCTATACCAGATTCGCAATGTTCCTTTTGGAATTTCAGAAAATACCCCATCTCCAAATTGTATAGACACACCGTCATTTTGCATGGTTTTTACAGAAAATAGATTTCGGTTGATTGCGGCTTCCGAGTTGAATACCTGAGATATACCATTGACAGAATCTATCTTTTGCCAATTTGCAGTAACTTCACCTTCTTGATTTATAGATTGAACCCACACATCCGTGTCGTTGACACCAGAAGTATTAACATCTATTTTTAAGTTTGCAACTAGATCATCTATTACATAATCAGTATATTGTAGAGTTCCCTGCTTAAACCCTACAAAAAATCCAGTATTTTTACTACCTATTCCTTGGTTATCATTTTTATACAACAAGTTAAACCCACTAGCAGGATTTGGATAATTTTCAATAATAGAGTTATTTTTTTCAGACGAAGTTATATTGTGTACTTCAAAAGGATATTTTATTCCAGAAACAAATGAGTTGAAACCAAAGATAACTCGGTCAGTCGTGGTTTTATTAGTAACGTAAATATCGTTTTTAACACCACTAATATCGACACTTTCAAATGGGTTTCCAAATCTATTACTAGGAGATAATATTTCATTCATTACCAACATGAAGTTCTGAAAACCAGAGTTACTTGTGTCAACAAAATTTACAGTAACGTCTTTTAATGTTTTTCCAGAAACATCATACACATTTTGATTTGTTCTTACTGTTTTTATTTTTAGAAACCCAGTGGCAGGAAATGCCCTAGCAGGATTATAACCAAGAAAATCAACTATTTTAAGAACACTTTCACGGCGTTCTGCTGTGCTTAAAAAATTTTCTCTGACTGCTAAGTCGCTACGGAAGGCAAGATTGTGTCCCAAAAATGCCATTAATTCTATTAATGATGTAAATTCACTAGAACGTATCCAGTCGTTAAAATTCTCTGGATAATTTGCTCTTATATAATCAACCATAGAAGTTCTTATAGTATCGTAATCATAACTTTTGAAATTCGTTTGTTTAAACGAATCGTATACTACTGTAAAATCTTCTGCTGCAAATAAATTTCTCTGTCTTGCACTCTGTGACATCTTAACTCTCTTCCGCTGTATAATTTAAATATAATTGTTCTTCTGTAGCAGTTTCTAAATATCTTAGGTTTACTACACAGGATATGGTATTTTCACCGATTTGGGTTGTCATGTTAATCATTTCCCAACGTGGATCAGAATTGATTATGTTTCTAACATCCTGTTCTATTACAAACACAGAATCGTTGTCCAATGGTTCAAACACCATGAGAGGAATAATACTGCCAAAGTCAGGTTCGCCAAGTCGCTCTCCCCTTCTTGTATAAAGATGATTGTATAAATCACGAATAGCTAGTGGAATGTCCTTTAACGAAACACTCCCAAACTTTCTGTCAACTGTTGAATATCCTATAAACTTATATGCCATATGTTTATTTATTATTAAAATAATCTACATATTTTATCTAAGTGGAAATATTTTTTTAATTTGCATCTTTCTATTCATAGTGGTATTCGGCAAATATCCACCACCAGTTTGACGATAATAGGCAAATTCCGTCTGTTTTTTTGTGAAAGAATCAGTTATAAACCCACTTGAATACTGCGATCTAGCATATTGTATTCCTTCTAAACGAGTTGAATTTCGGGTCTTGACAGACGAATAATCGCCTAGCATCATAACTTTCGCTTCTATTTGTCGCTGACGGCGATCTATGCCACCGTCTGAAATCATGTCGGCTACTGCTTCCCATTGACCAGCTTTTATTGCTCCAAGTATGTCGTAACTTCCTCCGCGAATGCTATTTGTGGGCATAGTCCTCCATTTTCCAGTCAAAAAATATAAAGACATGATAGAGTCGAACCGTGCTTGCGAAATAAAGTCTAATGGAAGTTGTCTTACCAGTTGATCTTCTTTTTTCTTAAATTCTTTTATCCATTCATCATATGCTTCTTCCTCAGTCATGCCATAAGGCATGTCAGAGTTTCCATATCCATATCCGATGTTAAATCCATCGTCTTCGTTGGCCTTATATCGGGACATTCTATATTTAAAATTATTAGCAAGTATAAGTTCTATCATTTCATCACTAGTCTGAATTACTCTTATTCCCACGTTTAAATTTACCTTAAAATCATCTACTACTCTAAATGATTCCCATTGTATTCTTTGTGTGGTTGGCGCGGTTTTATATATCATTTATATTGTCCTTTAATAAATCATTTTTCATTATAATAAGAATTTACTGAACCAACCGTGATAACTCCATTTTTGTCAAGCCATCCTGTTCCAGGTCTTATTTCTGTACGACTACCCGCACTATTCTGAGATAAAACTGCTGTTCCGAATTGTCTGGAAGCATATCTAGTATCATATCCCATACTTTCTAAATTGTTAACATATTCTTGACTGTAATTACTAGGT